TTTTTGTTATAAATGCACCCATTAAGGCTAGAGTACCTATCAACATCTCATTCAACTTATCCATCTATTCCTCACTTTGTCTTGCTCATTGCTGCTAATGGATTTTCAAGTGCTTTAGTAATTTTTTTATCCAGCTTCGTTTCTAACATTTCTATTTGATTATCCACTTTTTGCAGCTTATTGTCTACCTTTTGTAATTTATCATCCCAGCGTTTAGATGTATCTGCTATTAATGCTCTTACTTCATTCTCAGCATTTCTCATTGCCGTTCGTGTTTCTAACCCATCTTCTCTGGATCGCTTATCTATAGCTGCTATTTGATCTGAGAATAGATTAATATCCGTTTTCATAGTTGTTCTTATATCTCTTGTAGTATCTTGAGCTTCACTTACACTATCTTTTATAGAGTTAATTTCAGTACGAATTAATTGTTTTGTATCAGTAACTTCAACATCTAGGATTCCTAATTGCTTATCAAATCCAGAAAGATCCGGTGCTACATATGATGTGATCTGTTCCTTCATATCCTGGTAATCTTTATAGAATTCAAATCCTCCCCAAAGAGCACCACCAAGGGTCCCTATTAAAGATATAATAATGAATAACTTACCACCAGTTGCTTTTATTCCTCCGTATTCAACTTCCATGATTATTTATCAAAGTTATATTGTGAATCAATCATTTCATTCATCATTATATCACTCCCTAATGAATAAACAGCACTTAAAGGATCTATTAGTGCTGTATCATAAGGAGTTTCACTAGTATAAAATGCAACATCCGGTATATCCTGTTGCTGATAAGAACGAAATCCAGGCGTTCCAAGAACACTCATTAAGGCTAATTTAGTACTATCTACATCCCCTCCTACCATCTGTACTGCTTGTAAAACTCTTGTAACTATAGCTTGTACTGCCTTTGCTTTGTCTGATTTAGTTTCTTTTGTCTCTTCTTTTTCTTCCTTTTGTTCTTTCTGTTCAGAACTAGACTCCTGTTCTTCAACAGCAGATTCTACCTCCGCTACTGCTTCAGCAACTTCTGCTACTGGTTCTGGTTGGCTATCAGCAGATGCCATACCTGTATCTATTTGAATTGATTCTATCTTACCTGCTACAGTTGGGACAGATAACGTGACTGCTGCTGGTGTCGCTGTTACTCCTACGCTAATAGTTTGTGTTCCACTAGGCGTTGTAACAGCGATATCCATTGTTGCTGTATCTACAACAGATACACCCGTATCTGTAATAATATCATCTACAGCATTTGCAACTAGATCTAAGACAGTAGCCTCTACAGCGTTAATAAGCTCGTATGTTGCAGTTAAATTAATTGCATTAGTTTGAGGTCCTGCATACCCTCCAGATTCACTAATACCCTCAAGAATTAAACCAAATGTTGCAAGAGAATAGGCTAAGTTATTCTCTGGGACAATTAACTGACTAGTTACAGTTTCATACGCGGAACCAGATGCCATGGTAAATTCTTGCGTATCAGAATAAGTAATAGTTCCGTCAGTTACCTTAATCTGTACAGTAAATGCATCACCACCAACACTATTCCTATCTCTAACACCAATAGCACTATCCATGGTAAAACCCTGGAGCATTTGATCTTCAGTCATAAACGTATTGATATTATTGGTGATATTCCATTCTCCACCATGGCTGTCCCAATAAACTATGTCATCATTAGAACCCCCATCAGAGTAAATATCAGATCGCGGATCATATGTACATTCAGCATTATTCCTACCACAAACATGAGTAGCTCCGGCGCTTTTTTCTGTTACATCAGCAGTTGTTTCTGTATCTGCAAATACATTTTGAGCTAAAAGAACAGCCATTGAACACATAGCCAGTGTTTTAATAAAGATCTTCATCTTCTTCATCATAAGTGTAAGTCTTTAATGGGAATGTTGCTTCTATCTTTTCAACTTGTTCTTGATTCTCTGGTAGATCTTTCCATTCATCATAGTCTGGTCTTTTAGTTGGATCTTTGGCCCACTCTTCTTTTGCAGCTTCTCCTATCTTCCCATTAATAGGACATGGAGTACCGGCCATTTCCATTGCTTGGAATACTCTAACGTCCTGGCATAATAGTGACACAGAAGCCACTTTCATTCCCATACCATAAAGCGAACGTGCTAATTTCAATCGTTCACAATTCACATCTGTAATGGTTTTACCCATAGAAATACCAAACCATGCAGATTGAGCTGCACCGCTAATACCAGTAGTACATACATCTTGATTGTTTATGATTACGTTAGGGGATACAGCTGTGCTTGGTGTTCTGTCTACTGTAGTTGTGCCACTAACAGTTGAAGAAACAGTTGAGGAGCTGACAGTATTGCTATCAGCCGCGTACGACAGTGTGGAAGATGCTAAAAATACTAAACATATAATTAGAATAAAGTAATTCATTAGTCATCATGTGCTTTTTCTATCTACGGTTTAGGATACTTCGCCTTAACATCTGCCCTGCGTTTCTCGATGGCTGCCTTATCGTCATCGTCATATAATGCAACGACAAGTTCTGCTATAGAAGGGTATTCTGGTTCTCTTAATCTTTGATATTCTTTAGCGTCATAGTCTGCTTGCAACTCTATTTGTTTTGCCGTAATGTCTGCTTCATCAATCGGAGTTGTTCCATCCATCCACTCGACTGGGAATTTATTACCACGAACAGCATACTTCGCATCTTTATTAATAGCTAAAATTGCTTCCCCTAATTTAATACTCACGCTAGTATCTCCCATAGAATAATATATGTAGATGCTCCACTAGCACCACCTCCTGTTTCTGTAAATTCAATTCGTCTACTGCCATAACACGCCACTTGAATCTTATATGACACGGCTCCTGTGCTTCCGTGGGTTGTATCCATAAAATTGTAAGCACCTCTCAACCTATAATTTGTACTTGCTCCTGTGCTTATATCATATAAAGTTCCGTGGTCACTACCAGACAAAGTTGAGTAACCCCCACTAGCTATATCTCTCGCTATTTGAGTACCAAAACCGTGATTTACTCCGTTACCAGTACCCTGCATCTCATACTGAATTAAAATTCTACTGTCTGTCGCTGATGGAGTAATAGATGCTGTTAATCCAGAATCAGTATAAGTATCACTAGATAAGTCTAACAAAGTGGAATTAGAAGCAATAATCACTTGATTGATTTTACCACCACCACCTGCAGGACTACCGCCATCTACTAATGAATAGCCTGTCTGCACAACTGTGTTAGCTGCCGTAGCAACAAACGACAGTATATCCCCTGCGGCAGTTGTGAAGTTAGCGGCTCCTGATAAGGTAATAGCGGCGTTATCTGTTATTGTTACAGCACCATCAAACTGTAGAGTGAATCGTCTTCCTGCAGCCACTGTGAATTGAGTACTGATTCCTGTCGTTCCAGTAATGTCGAAGTAAGAACCATCAGTACCAATGACAACGGTAGCCGCTGATGCTATGTCAGCACCCTTACCTCCACTTGCGAATAATGAACCGACAGGAATAGTTCCACTAACCTTTGTGCCGTCAAGGGCTGTTGTGTCTCTTAGGTCATCGGTTACTTTGGTTACGCTCATAGTTTAGTCCTTAAGGTTTAGGATACTTAAGCTTTAAAGGCATTGGCTATATGTTCTGCCCAAGCATCTTTAACTTTTTTCGTATGTACTGCCTCTGCTACTTCCTTAACTCTTTGATCTTCTTTAGCAGTATTATGATTTGGCTCAACAACGTGACGATGGTAAGATCGATTGATCTCTTTACCATCTTCTTTAATAACGGTATCAGTTCGTACTTGTATTTGCCCCATCGGAAGGACCTCAATACTGCCGATCTCTGTTACTTTTTCTAATGCCATTTTATTACTCCATTAATTATTATTAAGCTGAACATACATAAGCACCCCCCATTCCTACCGCAGTAGCAGCAGCAAAAAACGAAGCTGTATTATTTGAACTATCCGCACCGCCACGCACCAACTTCACATATGAAATACCAGACCAAGTATACCCAATAACACCACCGGGAATAGGACTACCTGTTAAAGTGCCATTAACATAAGTAGCAATTGAGGAAGAAAGAGACCCTTCTGCAGAAACCCCTCCAACGGTAAACGGCAAGCCATTTATATAAGCTGTAGTTGTAGGAGAACTAACGCTATCAATCGAAAAGAAACCCTGTATATGAACAAGCCTTCCTATTTTTATATAATGTGCGGTATCCCAAGCAGTAGCTATTGTTATTGTTCCACCTGTAGATGTTATTGTTACAGTAAAAGTTCCTTCTTCATAATCGTCCAGCCTATTCACATCTGCGGATGCAACTTGAGTTCCGGGGAATTGAAGATAAGTTGGATCGCTTACTACCGTTGTTGCTATAACTCCTGAACTTCTACCAGAATTATCTGCAATTATTCCACTCATAATTTATATCTCCTATCTAGTCTGATCGAGATAGCTAACCACCACATCAACATTGCCGGTACCTGTAAGTATCGCACATAGATGATCTTCATCCACAAGGACAATTCTGCCCGTGTGCTCAAAGGTCTGGTTTGCGCCTAGTGCTTGAGCCTTGTAAATATAGTAGTCCGTTCCCCCACCATCATCGTCTACGTAAAGATCGAATGATTCAGCCGCTGCCGATTCCTCGCAAAATGTAATGGATAAAATGGTATAGGTGTGACCGCTCACACCGTTGATAAGGACTCTTTCAACATTTGATAATGTCGCCTCTAATTTAACTCCTAAAACTTCACTTGCCATAATTGATCTCCGTTAAAATCCAAGAACTAATGCCTTGCCTGTACTGGTTAATGAGGGGTTCATAACAGCCGTCAAATGTTCACCATCTATACTTCCATCTACATACTGGTCAGAATCCACACTATTAGCAGCCATTTTAGCAAGAGTTATAGAACTATCTGAAGGTGTTCCTATTGAAATTGTTAAACCGAGATAGATGATATTAATATCGATTGGAGAAGCAACAACACTCGTAAACGTAATTACAGTCCCTAAAATATTAAAGTCAGTACCATTTACCTGTACTACACCATCCAGGCTTACAACAACTCCGTCAGTTATAGTTTCATAAGCTAATGTATAATCAGCTGAGCCATCTCCGACGAATTGTTCCGTAACGGCATTACCATAATTTACTGATCTTCCTATATAGGGCATAGTTTATTCCTTTGGATATTTATCTTTAACTGGTTTAATCATATCGGCTTTCCACGCATCTATACCATCGTGGTAAATTTTGTCTAGTTGATCGCCTTCAGATGGGTATTCACGCTTTCGTTTAACAGCATATGAAACATTATCACGTTCGTCTTGTACTCTCTGCACATCAACATCATCTCTTTGTTTACGAGTTTTATAATCACCTTTAGCTAACGCTGTTTCATAATCAACTTCCCATCTTGCAACTTTTGCTAACATATGTTCTTCTGTTGCATTATCAGCCCACAACTGACCATCTATTACTACATGATTTAAAACTGCTAATTGTTTTTTTGTTAATTGCATTTTTTTATCCTATTAACATTCCACTAAACCAAACTCCAGTAGTACCACCTGATATGTTTGCTGTTCCTGTTGATCCACCAGATAATCTATAAGTCAAATAAGCTGTATCACTCGCATCCATATCAGCTACAATTGTTCCTTTTGCATACCATGTCCCTGCGAATCCACTATCTAATTCATTATGATCGAATCTATATTGAAAATTTGAAGTAGTAAACATCGCTTCATAATAACTATGTGCGGCATCAATACCGCTTGCATGTATCCAAGTAGCTAATAAATATTTTCCTGTAACTGGTGCAGTAAATGTGCCACTAGAAGCATCAAAATTACTACCAATATCAAAGTGTTCTGTAAACGCCTGAGTTATATGATAAGTAGTTGCACCGCCAATAACACCAGTACCATTACTTGTTAAATATGCTGAAAAAGATGGTTGCAACGGAGTAGTAACTTCTTCATCAGCACTAACTTCCATCCAAGTTGTATTGGAGTTATTGGTTAAACCATCTTCACCTCCACCTGCTAAATCTAAAATTCCCTGTACTGTATCTCTCTTTGTATTACCACTATCAGTTGCATCTCCCAAAAGAATACTGTCTCCAGTAGCAACTGTAACTTCCGTGAAATCCGCTACGAAAGCATCCTTTACTTTTGTTTCATCAACTGAATTATTTGCTGGTGTATGAGTTATACCTGTTATTGCTGATCCATCAACAGCTGGTAATGCACCGTCTAACATACTTGATTTTATTTTACTAAGTGCCATAGTTTATTCCTTTGGTATATCTGATTTTACTTTAGTAACACTCATTTTCCCATTTCCTCTTCTGTGATTGTTCCACCGTCTGCTACGAACTGGTCTATTACTTGACGATCACTATTGCCCATATCATCAGGAACCCACAAAACCCTCTCATCTTCTGTAGTACATTTATAAGCGGCAAATTCACCATCTTCGGTTTGTTTAACAACATATTTGAACATATTAATGCCTCGCATCTATTAAGATTAAACCTGTTTCAGCAGACGCATACCCATATCCACCTTGTCCAGCAGTAAAATTACCAGTTGAAGTAAAATTTGCTCTGCTGTTAGATTTCATTGTGGTTGAATATTCTGGTACTTGTGTTACTGCATCGGCTGCCCCAGCTGTTCTTACACTATAATCGCCAGTTGTAGCTGAAACAGAAGAAAGACTAGGTACTACACGCTTGGGTCGATAGATAATCATTGCCCGTAAAACATTAGCACTGTCACAATGACCATTTGCAAAAAATCCACTGTTGGTTGTATCACCAACATCGCCAGGGAGCATCTCTACATAATATAAAACTTGATCTCTTACCGTACTAATAGGCTCACCCAAGAAAGCTGTTGGTGCGGAAGAGCCAAGTGTAAGCATTACTTGTGTTATCTTAAAGTCATTGCTAGTACTGTCAGCACCAGCAACCTGACTAGATGTAGCCCAATCTGCTCCCGCCGCCCAAGTGTCTGCTGTAGCGTGTCTGTCTGTTCCAGCAAAGATAGTAAAATACAATTTAAGTCCAATGTCTGCCTCAGTCAGCAACCAAGTACCACTACTGTCCATAGTGACTGTTTCTGTGTGCTTCTCCCAAGTATTTGTTGATGATTGTGTGTACTCAAATATGTAATGCCTATCAAAAGCATTATTAGCAAAAGCAACACAATAAATCCCTGTCTTAGTATGTTTATGCCAAAATGATATAGTTATTTGTTGTTGGTGTAAGTGTGCAAAATCTGACCCTGTCATAAAATATTGCACTCCTAAACTTTCTGCCGCTCCTACTGCTGATTCTGCTGTAGTAACATCAACATGCAAGCAATTAGTTCCTGAGTAACCAGACTCAGCAATAGTAGGGGCATCAGCGGTCAATTTAGTATCTACCACAACATCACCACCAGTTTCATTTAATTCCCATAAAGCGGCGGCTGTATATGCTCCGTGAGCATTAGCTGTTTTGTTCCCCTCTGGACTCTGGGTCATGCCACCGTCTATGATGAAGTTCCGTACATCACCACCACTAGCTGCTTGAAAAGTAGGTGCTGCCCCTGCGCCGTTACTGGTTAAAACGTGAGTTGCTGCGCCTACTGCAACAGCAGCAGGATCACCACTTGCATCCCAAGTAATTAACTCACCATCTGTTCCTGTTTGAAGATGAACTAAATCAATACTTCCATCCACATAATGTTCCGAATTAATTGCATTATCTGTAATCTTGGTTCCGTCTACAGAATCAGCAGGTGGTGTTACAGTTTCTCTCGCTTTACCTAAATACACGCAGTACATGGTATCAGTACCTGCCGTAGCTGCACTCAGGGTTAACGCGGTACCAGTTGCAGTATAGGCGTAGCTTGATCCAGGTTCCTGTCTGACATTATTAATAAACAGAGCTATTTCATCTTCATTTGTTACTGAACTAGTTAATGTATAACTAGCTGTAGCACTGACAGAAAAATGCTGTGTTGATAAACTGATATATTTCTCAGCTGGCGTGTTTCCTATGTAAGCCATTTTTACTCCTTATTAACTAATTGCATCAACGAGACTAATAACAGTATCCAGTGAACTAGCAACACTAGACTTAACTGCTATCGCATCACCTGATTGCAGTACTATTTTACTTCCCCCATCTATCAATTCCAGGCTACTGCCAACTGGTATTGGAGCTCCCTTAATGATGTAGTAATTATTCCCACCATTAACTATATAAACATCAACACTAATTGGACTTGATGCGTGTACGTTGGCACATCGAATTCCAACAATCGCATCATCTGAATTTGCGGCTGCAACGGCCGTCACCGCACCAGTTCCAGTATTACGATCTATATGTCGTTCAAAATCCTGTGCCATTTCAAATCTCCCATATTAAATAACATCCTAATAAAACTAAAACTATATAACAAATTAACCTAAAATTCATAGCGCAATTGCCATTGCTATTGAAAACCCTGCTGATACTCCCGCAGTTGGTGTATCAATAGTAATTTGATCTGCAGTTGTAGTAAGTGTAGTTCCTCCAGTAGCAACTAATGTAAGTGTATCAGTACCAGAGTCTGCTACTACGTCTGTTTGACCGGCTATTACTATAGTTTTAAATACATCAACATTTGAATCAGCAATTGCATCCGTTATCATTGCTGTCGTAACTCTTAATTCAACACGATCTCCACCATCAGCAGCGGTTCCTGTTGTACCATCCTGGTCGCGTACGCATGTGAGTGTAGTGCCTGATACGCCAGTTACTTTAACAATTTCAGTATAGCTACCACCGATTATACTCAAATACATGTAGTCACTACCACCACTAACATCAGGAAATAGGGCTACACTAGCTACATCAAAAGTCGTTTGGCTGTCATTAATACCAGCACTTAATGTTGAAAAAGCATTATTTGAAAATTTAACTCCCACGAGTCTTCTCCTAAGAAATAGTTACTGCCCAACTAATTGTCATACTATCAAGTGCACCTTTGTTAACAACAGTAAATACCGTTCGAGCTAACATAGTACCTGATGTACTAGCAGTAAAGATACCTGCTTCTGTTATTGCGGCTGTATGGGCACCTGCAGGGAAAGTAGCTGCAAATGTAATAACAGCGCCTGCTACTATACCCCCAGAATCAGACAAAGCAAGTCGAGCGCCAGTAACTGCTACTAGATCAGTTTGTCCCGCAGCTGCTGCAGTACTACTAGTACCAATACCCATATGAGTCATAACCCCAAGAGTAACACCTTCCATTCTTTGAGCTACCCATGCTTTACCAGCAGTAACAACAAGATTATCAGCTTCTTGTACAACCTCATCATTGAGAGAAATTATTAATTTGCCTGTAAGAGCAATTCCATCTTGTGTAGTCATAATAAACCCCTTTTAATTACGATAATGTAACGCTAATATCCGAAACAAGTACTTCTAAGTCACCTGTAGATATCAGACGTGTATTCAACATGTTAGTATTAAGCATGCCGTCATGATAAGTTGTCAGTAGATCAGAGGCGCTTATACTATCTGTTGGACTAACACGGTGTATGTCTCCAATACTTGGTGTATCGCCCGTACTAATAGATTCTGTAACGTTTTTACTAACAGTCCAAGTAAATGTTTCGCTGCTAGAGATAGAATCAGTAAGTGACAAATTAAATTGTATTGCTAATTCATCTCCGATACTAACTGAATGAGCAGGATTTTCTTTATGTATCTGCCCGATCTCTGGTGTATCAACAACTGTTACACTATCAGTAAATGTTCTACTGTAAATTGTAGTAGTTGAAATAACATCACTAGTTGTTACAGTCTCAGTAAGTAATTTATTCTTACTGTTATAGTCTGTTACAATTACTACATCAGCATCAACATGATTAACATCCGCAGTAATCATTAAAAATCATCCCTTACTTTAAACTTAAGTCTGTCAAATAAAGTTAAAATTCCTCCATCACTATAAGTTAATTCAATCTCACCTTCATAAGTACCAGCGCTAACAGCTAACGTATCAGCGTTCCATGTCATAAAACAAGCCCCATTTGTATATGGACCAACTTTCGTACAAGTCAGCGTATCTAAAATAGTTGAGGTACCTAAGGCACGGAATTTTACTACAATGGTGGGATCAGAAATATCAATTAAAGCCCAGGTAGATGAATCATCAGGGTCTAGAGTAAGACCAGCTGCGGCGGTATTGTTATCTTTTAATGTTAGGTTAATCTCTGGCTTTGTATCATTAGCCACGAGATTAATATCTGGATAATATGCCATTATTAACTCCTAAGGAGGTTGTTCTCAGCATTGGCAATGGTTGCGGGTATAGAATAATACAATATTTTAAGATGTCAAATTAATTATACAAATCCGTTATCCTCTAATTTAGTATTAATTTCAATTTCATTATTCCCCCACATACCGGAATTAATAAGTTGTTTACAAGAAGCTTCATATCTCATGTAATATGTATTGTTTTCATCCTGCATTCCACCACTAGTAGTAACATGTGCTTTATACGCGGAGTAATTTAGCAATGCTTCTGTGTATACCTCATTAATTTTTAAATCTGCATAAGTTGTTTTAGCTTTGTTAGGAGCTGCTGCGTATTTTAAGAGAATTTGAGTACGTTTAGGATCTTCTGCATCAGTACCTTTAATAACTGCTTTGAACGGTTCAGGTATAAGAATAGACACATGTTGATCAACATCAGATACTAATTTTACCGAATCATCTTTAATAGGTACTTGTACAAAATCTGAAGCATAGTATGCATAAATAGGAACAAGAAAATTAGAAGGTAAAGTATATTCTTCTCCATCTAATGGACTATCCATTTCATATGTTTTTACCAGTAAATTAAATCGTTTATGCAATGCTAAATTAGCTAAATTTACATAATTGATAAATTTATTTTGATTAGTTACTTGTACTGCAGTTGGAACTATATCCGGATTAGCGCCCATATCTCCAACACTAGCAATAGCAAGTTTGCTGCATTCTCCGGTAGTTAAGTAATCAATATATTCAGAAACTTTCATATCATTCCTTAAAGAAGGCGGATAGGTAGGGGCTTTTGGCCCCTACCTATCCGGGGAGGAGCCCAACTCGTTGAGAAGACGAGTTGAGTTAAACAAAATAGGAACTATCTCCTGCTTTCTTGGTACTGCCATCATCACCCCACATAATTGAATCTCTTAATTCTTCTTCGTCATCTTTTTGAGTAGCTACTTCACTCGGTTTCCATGCATTTAATTCTGCCAACATAGTGATCGTATCTATGTGATCATCATGTTTGCTTTTAAACCCTTTTAGAGTAGCTAAAGATAACTCAAAAAGCAACTCCGTAAGTTCTTCACTATTTTTTAATTCTTCCGGTAACCATATTTTTTTAGATTTAAATAAAGGAACCGCATTCTGTTGAAATCTGCTCATCTTATCTTTAGTTGGCCTGATTCCTATTGTATTACTATTTTTTCCTTTAGACAAAGTAAAATAAATATTACGTTGACCCATTTCATTTTGAATCCAACTGATAAAACCTCCTTGTTGTCCTGTTACCTCAATCCCTACTTCCTGAGGACTATATTCCTGAACTAAACGAAATAAGTTATCAATGGTGTCATTCATTAGGGCTCGCTTACAAAACCCATCTACCCAAAGCCAATCGCCATTGTTGTTATATGCCCATACGTTAATTACGCTAAAATCAGCATGTTCTCTATCACTGGTTGCAAAATCAGTAGTTACATAAAAATTATAAGCACCCTTATTTTTCAAAACATTGCTGCGTTTATACCAGATTAGATCTGAATCCTGAATTAATCTATCTTCTTCTGATGTAATACGTAACATTAACTCCTGGTTAAAGGAATCTAATTGCCCGGCACCCTTTGCTTTAAGGTATTGATTATTTACATAGTCATAACCAAACCTATCCTCCCAAGCACCCTTAAACTCTTTACGAGAGCACGGAAACGCCTCACAAACCGGGTATACATTAACATACCACACGCCCGACTCAATCGCTTTGTATAAAGGGTCTTTAGCATTAAACGGAGTTCCAGACCAAATAACTTTCCTCTTATTAGGATGTAACGCATAGTCAATGGCCGAGTAGACAGTATTTTCCACGTTTTCAATAATCGTCGCAGACCTAGCATCTTCATCTCCTAGTAAATCGTCCAGCACTGCAAGGTGCGGTCTTGTATTTAATTCAACTGTACCACGAACACCTGTTTTTGCACCATGACCAGTAACAACAAATTCCTTACCTTCAGCATTTTTAAAGTACCACCTGATATCAGTAAATCTAGTTTCACTAATATATTTTTTTAAAAATTCGCTATTATCACAGCGTCTTTCTATACGAAGCCTCATTTTCTTTACACCATTTTCAATACTATCTGAAAGGTATAAAGCATAGTCTACTTTCCCAAATCCCGGAATCGACCCATAAACAGCTAGATACAGGAATAAATACTCAGCAAAAATAGTAGTTTTAGCTAATCCACGAGCACACATGTTAGCAGTATTCTGGTTCTTACCCGCGATTTTATCGAGCATTTTATAATGGATTATAGGAGTCTTGTTTTCTTCTCCTTTTTCACCATTAACTAACTTGATAAACGAAATAAATTCCAGAGCAAACTCACTGGGCGCGTAAGTAGGATCATCGTCGTAATCGATATCATTGAGCCATTCATCTACTGTTTTTTTAACTAAAGTCATATCTATTCTGGCCCTGTCCATCCTAGCAACGCAAACATTAAATAATTATTAAGTATTAATGCTATTGAATTTATGCATAACACAAAAACTAGCCAATAGAAAATCATGGGGACCGCTATACGTATTCCTTCTTTTTTCATATTACTCCTTTGTGTTATTTATTATTAAGGATGTCCATATACCTTGAGCTATTAATGCATCATCGACATATGCTTTACCAGAAAATTTAGCATATTTAGATAAGTTAGTAGTGATGTTTGTATCAAATTTTATTTGATCCCCAGGAAGTGCAGGTTTAATGAATTTAACCTTATCTATTGTAGTTACATAAGCTAATTGTCCTTTAGCTAAACCAGCACAACCAAATAGCAGCCCTCCAGATTGAAACATCCCCTCTAGTATAAGTACTCCTGGCATAATAGGAAAATCGGGGAAATGCCCGCTAAAATAAGGCTCGTTATGTGATACATTTTTTAAAGTAATTATATTCGTGTCAGTTTTACTTATAACCTTATCCACCATAAGAAACGGGTATTTGTGCGGAAGTACCTTAAGTATATCTGAAACGTTATTTTTCATCAATTACCTCGTAAGTTGTTTCTACTGGCTCAACTTTTCTAGCAAGTATTTCACTGTGCGCTATCTCTTTAGCACTTGACTGGCCATTTAGGATCATCTTTAATTGTTGCTGAGCAAGAGCTTTAGTAGTTGCACGTAGGTCATCTACTAGATCATTACTATAACCAATGTCAATTTCTAATTTTGCAGCGGTCGGAGCTGTTAGATTAGTAATCAAGCTTTCAGCTGCTTTTTGCCTAACCATTTCGGACTTAGCTGTACGCATCAATTCTGCTTGAGTATTAATAGCTTCTTGGTACACACCGGCATTCAATATATGCGTGGGTACAAGAGTCTGCTCCATAATCTTCGTAACTAAAGCGTTATTCCCATAGTTGTCTGCAAAGCTGGCAATATAGCTAGAAGAAGCCCCTTTATCGATTAAGTTCTGATAACGGTCCGGAAAGACCTTACTATAAGCAGTAGAAGCCTTATCTCCCATTAGCTTCAGAGAAGTGAACTTAATGGCATGTATATATGCAGCTAACGAGTATCTTCCGGTAGCTAAAACAGAACTATATGTTAACGTGTTATCGCGGAATACTCTTCGTAACTCCGAATCCGGCTCAGAATTAATCATATCCACGATCTCATCTGTTAAATGCCTTCTAAACCGTTTATCCGGTAAGGCGCCCGCCAACTGATCTTTAGTCAAGTGGTCAGTAGTTTCAATATCAGTATTAAGATCAGGTAAATTAGTTAATTGCATTAGAAACCTCGTTCCATTTAGTAATTAATTCATTATGGGATGCCCCATCGGAGTAACATACATGAGGGCAAACCATCCATTTTTTTGTATCTAATTGAACTAAAACGTTATTCTCCTCCAATTCACTCCAATATTTATCCCAGGTTCGATAATCCTTAATCCAACTAACGGAATTCATAAACTCCTCTTTATCTATCTCATTGTTTTTATTAGATAATAAAGTAAGTGGGAGTAATAAAGCACACGCCGTACGCGATAAGGTATTATTTCCTGCTATTTCCAAGTTTATATTTTTATTCATCTGAATAATATATGCTTACGTAAACCTCGGCTAGTCTGGGTATCCCACATATGCTTAACTATGAAATACTGACGATCATTGCCATTAAACATAATATCAGGATTCAGCATATATTCTTTCTTAGTAAATTTTCTGATAAAATCGCACTTCTTCAGGGCCCTCAGCCCACGATGGAAATCATGCAGGGTTATCCCGGCGGATTCTGATATCGTAGCCGGGGTCCCTATAACCATATTTACCCTATTGATCTTATACATGATTTTCAGTAATACCAGTGCAGCATCACTTGACAATTTATTATTAGCTAAAAGTGTAGCGGGCGCCGTGCCCAGTTGAAATTTATTAAACATTGACTATTATTTCCTTTCTTAATATACTTCTATTGTCGGAAAACTGTTTAACCTTGTTGAAAAAGGAAAGCCTGTGCATCCTTAGGGGTGTGCAGGTTTTTTCTTTGTTTTCAGTTTTTCGATACTTGCTATTAATACCTGTCTTTCTTCCTCACATTCAGCAAGTTCGCTATAATAAAATGTCAAACAATAAATACTAAATACGAAGATCATAAAAAGGACAATAAGCATCTGCTACTCGTCGTGGGGCTTTTCACTGATATACATGACAATCCTGTATTTACCAGGATGTTTATTATATTTTTCAAAATCCTGCATGATCTGCTCTGCAACATCATAACTTATGTATGCTCCGCAGTCCCAATCCAGTATCCATTTATTTTTTTCTTTCTTCTCGATTGTGTACAAGTAATTTCTGTGTTTGTGCACCTCCGTATACCTCCTCATAGCAAGCACGATAATACCTAAAAAACTACATAATGCAACACTTAACTTCTGTTTAATCTCAGATGTGAGAGTTAACTGCCCTGTTTAATCTCAGATATGAGATTGTAGATCCTGTAAGTCCCTCTAACTAAAAGAGTAATCCACCTCTAAGAATAAGAAGCACAGCGCTGCTCTTATTATATAAATATTATTAGACTCCCAAAGCTTCGCCCGCGCCACAGGCGCGTTCTCGCTTTGGTCGCAGTGTGGTGGGACGTAACCATTAAGATGGTCTCAGCCCGCGTGAAATTTTTTATTTTTAGGTACGGATGCAATACTAACTGGCTGGCAAAGACCAGACAGAGTCAACCCCCCCGCATAAGGTAAAAAACGATCTTTTTACACAAGGCGAAGGGCTACGCCTAGTAGACGTCAAACTAACCCTTATAATAAGGAGAATCAAATGCAAGTACTTGACGCAGCTTCAACAGCAGTAGAAACAGGTTGTAAAACCGTAACAGTGGTATTCAAAGGTACATACCACGGAACTTCCATGCTTACCGATACCATAATCGAAGAGCGTAAAGTTCAAAAGCTTAAGTGCAAAATCAAAACCAACCGAACGGTTGAAGAAGCAGTCGCATCTGGTATCGACCGAGATATCGCTATTGCTGAATGTGCCGCTATAGACGCGGAAATCTAAACCTAACGCCACTGGAGATTCTAATACCTGACCGTACAGGGTCTCCAGCGTTTCGTTTGGAAACCAACAAAGGTCAAAGGCGAATTAAAAGCCACACATAAGATAATACAATAAGAGAGTGCACAGAGAGATTTGTTGTTTGTTAAGAGACCTATAAAAC